ACTCTCTAGTGTATCCCATGCCTAACAAAGTATCTACATCCAAGCGGTCTGTAGCCTTACCTTTGACTACAGGTAGTCCCATAAGGAACTCTTCACCAGCAGCTTCTCTTTTCATAGCAGTCGCTGCCGCTAAAGAAATGTTAAGGTCTGCAGCTAGGTTTGCAGCCGCTAAAGCTGCGTCTTCAATAGGTTTAGCTACATCTACACCAGCTAGACGTAGAGCTTCATAAGCACCTTCTCCAAGCTCTTTCTTCAAATCGTTTGCAGTATTGAAACCATCAATCAACTCTTGGTTAAGTTTATTAGCTTCAATCTGCGCTTGGGTTAAAGGCTCATAGATAGGTGTATTTGCTTGTACCTTGAGTATTCTTAAGCGTTCTTCATCAGCATTTACAAGGTCTTCAACCTTTTGTTCAAGGTCTTCTGTTACCTTCAGTTGTTGAAGTATTACTTGCAGTTGTATTTTCTTTTCTTCTGCAGACAGTCCCTGAACTTTAGCTAACTTTTCTTGTATTTCAGCGGTAAAGTCTAAGTGTTTGTGAAGTTCTTTTTCATCTTCTACAGCCTCTTTACCACCATCAATAAAGGCTTGGGCAAGTTGATTTCTTCTGCGTAGTGAAGTTAAAGTATCGACTTTAAACTTTGCTAACTCTTCTTCAGCTTCTTTCTGCTCTTCAAGATATTTAGCATGTGCTTTCTCAATATCTATTAAGGTTTGTTTATTAGCTTTCTGAATACGAAGTTGCTCATTCTGATCAATAATTGTTTGGCGTTGTTCTTTTAGAAGGGCTAACTTTTCTTCATCAGTCTTTACAATCTCAAAACCCAGTACGGTAAATCCACCACCAAGCTCAAAGATACCATTAGGGCCAAACAAGATACTGGTCTCGTTTGCTAAATCGTTTGCGGCAGTTTTAGCTTCTTGTGCAGCTATTGCAAAATCCAACATAGCCACTTTAGAGCTTTCAATACCCTTAGTTAGCATGTAGTTTTCAATAGTTAGGCTTTTGACTTCTTGTGCAGCAGCAGTACTTGCCTCTTTGAAAGTATAGAGTGCATCTCCAGCATCAGCAGAAGTCTCTTTAGCCCTTAAGAACGCCGCACCAACTGCAGTAACCAGAGGGATTATAATACCTAATGCAGCAGATAAAGCAATCGCCGCACCAGTTGTTAAACCAATACTACTTGCCATAAGTGGTAGAATACCTACAAGCTGAGAAGCCTGTTGACCAAAGGCGACAAATACGTTAGTTCCAGACTGAACCTGAACTATAAAGTCAGAAACCTGATAACCAGCTTGCTGTGTAACTACGCCCATACGATTAGACTGCTTGGTTGCAGCCATCTGAGCTTCAGTTTGCCTCTTGATAGAGTTTGTTAGGTTATCTGTAGTCCCCATTGCGCCACGCTGAGATTCAGCAAACTTACGAACACTAGCAGTGGCCTTTTGACTAGATATACCAAGAGCTTCGTATTGTCTTTTAGCAGACAAAAGGATTTTGTTATAGCGATCTTGAGAAATACGATTTTCATCAATAGCTTTAGCTGCCTTGGTTAGCTGACGTTCAAGACGTTCAACAGTAGAAAGGGACTGCTTTAGTCCTTTTTCTCTAACTACTACATCTAATTCGATTAAGTCAGCCATTCTCTTCGCCTATAGTTTTGATCCACAAGTTATCAAGGGACTTTATAGTTTCTATTTCCCACGGTGAAAGTGTAATACTCGTAAGGTCACACCAAGCCTTAATTATGTCGTAGGATATAGGATTTGGCCCTGACATTCCATAAGTTCTACCTTCATGTAGTTCTAGGAATGACGACCAGATATGTGCAGCAACATCAGGGAAGAGTGCATCAGAGTTAAACTGTTCTACCTCGTCTAAACTCTTCCCCATTTGTTTTGCTGCTTGGGCTAGGTGGTCAGCTTCGGTTGACTTACCCTTAACTTTCCGACCCATCCTAAAAGAGTGTTCAGCGTACTCTTCTAGTTCTGCCCTTACTTGTCCAAAAAAGCCTGTGCATCACCTAAAGCTGCATCTACTTGTTCACGTACCCAAGGTAGTTGTTCAAATAGTTCACGCACTTTAGCTTCTTTGCATTCAGGTTGTTCACCACCTACTGTGATGTTCCAAGACTCTACACACTTAACCAAGAGGTCTAATGCTGATGCTTCAATCTCTTCTGCAGTAAGGTTTAGCTTACCACCAGTACGTTGAGCTTTCATCAATCGACGGTTCTGTTGTGCGTGAGAAATGGCCTTATATTTCTTTGAGTATGGGCCACAAATTGTAATTGTCATCTCTGAGCCATCTTCGTTAGTCAATAGTTCAGAATTAACAGGGTTATACAAAGTAACGTCTGTGGTTTCTTTGGTTGTACCAATGTTCATCAAGTCCATAATCGGGTCTCCTTATTTGATGATTCGGGTTTGTCGGGATGGTTATTGAAGGGGGAACACCAGACCCGACACCGATGCTCCCCCGCCTCTAGCTAGAGGATTACGATGTACGTGTCAGTTTGATGTTTGTGTCTTCTGTTGCGTCATATAGACCAACGAAAGGCATTGTGATCAAGCGTGACTGTGGATTCTGTACTGGAACAGATGCACCGTTGTACTTAACTCGTGGGAACAAGAATGTGTAGCTGTTAGCACCTGTAGGATCATCCACAGATACTTCGATTGTGCTTTCAGTCTCGTTCAAGAATTTGTTGATCAATGTTGCGTCTTCGTAGTAGACAGTCATTGTACCTTCAACAACCGCACGACCATACTCTAGTGACTGTGCAGCATCAGAACCAACAACGAATGTAGGTGCTAAAGAGTTCTGGATTGAGAAGTCAATCGAGGTCACGATAGAAATAGATGATCCACCATCAGAAATAGTACCTGAGTAGCTGTCGAATGGTTGGTTAGATGAAGCAGCAGTTGGTGTACCACCTGTAGAAGCTGTTGTTGCAGCTTGTGTCATGTCTTTACCGACCATATCAAAGGTTGTTGAAACCATCTGGTTAGGTGCGATGGAAACTGACATACCAGATACAGCCATGCCAGTAAAGGTACGGAACTGTGAGATGTCTTCAGCAGCATCTTCGATTGTGAAGTACTTTGGTGTTGTACCAACTTTAACAACGTCTGTTGAGAAAGAGCTAAAGAAAGCACTTTCGATAAACTCGTCAAAGTCACCTTTACGAAGGTCTACTTCTACTGAACCGCCAGCTTGCTTGTTACCATGACGGTCAACACGAGTCATACGGTCTGATTGAATTTCGTTACCTTCAACACGATCCTTTGTTAGATCAATAGAGTGTGTATTGAATGGTAACTTAGCGAATGTTGGTGTCGCTGGTGTTGTTCCAAATGCTGTCTCAGCAATATAAGCGAGACTGGAACGGCTACCCTGTGCAAAAGCCATAGTTATTCTCCTTCAGAGATTTCTTGAATAGTTGTTGATTTAGCCTTTGGAGATTCTACCAAGTGTTCAGGCAGTCCTTTGGCAATTTTAGCAGGGATTTTATCTCCCTCTTTGTATGTTTTACCTTGACAGGCAAAGTTTTGTTTTGCTGTATACATAAGCAATTCCTTTATTGGGCGAAGATATACCAACCGATATTCACTGTTGCGTAATACCACGGTGTATCTACAAACCCACTATCTCGTTCTGCATAGTCTACAGAAACTATGATTTCATCTCCACCTGCTGGTGTAAAAGAGATGTCTGTTGTAGCATCAAAGGCATCCATTACCTTGTTAGCTAGGTCATCAGCAGCAGCAGGGCCATTACCTTCTGGTGTATAACAGAATACACGAAAAACACCATCGTACCGTTGCTGTGGATTTGAGCCTCGTACAGCGGGTCTTCGGGAGACTGGCACAAAGGCTACCTTAAGAAAGCTAGACCCTGTTGTAGGATCAAAAGAGACATTCTCATAGGCAATGTCGGGTAGGTCGGCTGTAGTGGAAAGATGGCTTTCTAGAGCAGCACGAATATTATTGTAAATGCTCATCCAAACTTTCTCCTAATTCTTGCGAATACGTGATAACCACTTGAACGCCAGTTAGCACCATCCTCTACATCTCTTGCATGTGGTGAACGGTTTCTTAAAGTTATTCTTACGTTGCCGTTTTCTATCATGTCTGAGATGTTTAGAGCCTCAATGTCAGTCAACAGTTGACCGTAAGCCTCTTGTTTCTTTGTCTCAGGGTTTTGGTTTCTTGGTTTATTCTCAGAACTACGAGAACGACCACCACCTGCACCTGCACGTTTGATAGAGAAGGAAGTTACATATGCACCAGTGTCTACAGGAGATATACGTGTAGCATAATCTGCTAGGTCTTCTAGGCGTTCTTCTATTTTCTCTTCAGCTAAGTCATTCAGACGACCTTTAAGCCTACTCATTGTGGCTTGAACGGACATTATTCTGAGACCTCACAGATATAACAAATCTTAACACCATTAGAGAAGATTGTATTTACCCTAACGACAGAAACTGTATCACCTTGGCCTATGATTTGGTCTTCATCATCTGGTTCTACTGCCAAGCCCAGCGCAGGAATTACGCAACGGCGTGAACCTCGTCTAATTTCATCACCGATAGGTAGTCCAGTGGAAAAATTGAAGAAGTAACCTTCCACTACATAATCTGTCGTTGCTGAACCTGAGACTGAACCTGTAGCAGGATCATAAGTTCCTGTAGTTGTCTTTTTTCGTAATGTTAGCTCTTGTCCATGATCCTGAACCAACTTAAGGAGATCGTAAGCTCTGAAAGTAGCCATTGTAATTCTCCTTAATCGTAATCTGAGCCGTACTCATCACCACTGTAGCTAGGTGGGTTACGGAAACGGTCTCGACGGAATGAAGGTGTAACACGATCTGTGTTTGCACGTACCGTATCAATCGTAGCTTTACTGATGCCACCCGCTTTAATACCCACTACAGCACCAGCTTTCTTGCCTTGATACTCTAGGTTCTCTGCTAGGTTTGCATATTGCTTGGCTAAATCTGTGTAGTCTGCACTTAATGCACCATCTAGGCTTGTATTTACTTGTCGTGAATACTTAGCAGCGACAGCTCTTGCACACCATGCAGCAGCAAAGTATACATTATCATTAGTTTGGGCTAGACCGAAAGTAATCTCTTCGTTCTGCACTTGTTGATCATTTGTATCTGTGTCTCCAAGAAGCAGACGTACAGAATTTAAACGACCAGATGCAGTCGTAGTTCCAAGATCAGTTTCGTCGTAGCTCCAAGCCATGATTAGTTCTCCAAGTGTCCGTAAGTTCTACGCCAACTACGAATAAGTCCACGTTGTTTATCAGCAATCTTGGACTTCTTACATTTTTTCTTATCAAAGTCTGCTTGTGATTGGGACTTAGCTTTAACTTTGGCATTGATTGCGTCTACAACATCATGTAGTCCTGCAACATCTAGCTCTTCTAGTCCATCACCGACTTTTGTCTTTACTTCTAATTCAGAATTATGGTGCAACCAACCTTTGTTATAGAGTATCTCTACACGAATTTCGTCTACACCTAACTCTTTCCACTTGAACTCGTCACCTGCTTCAAAGTGTCTCTTATGCCCATCAAAGGGAATACGGACAAATACAGGACGGTCAAACTGGAAGGGCATTGGTCTTCGGGCCATCTCTTCTTCCTCGTTATTTATAGTCGGGTTAGATGGGGACTTACGCCCCCACCAGAGTTTTATCTTATGCAACAACTGTGTCAAAGAAGTAACCCAAGTCTGCGCCAGTGACTTTCATGTCGTATGACATTTTAACTTGGATGTGTTCTGCAACTTGTTGACGCTTAAGTGCATCGTCAGAGAATGACTCTACAGTTACGCCCAAGTTGTTGACACCTGATAGGTTGTTCCATGCAAATGTTGCACCAGCCATTGGTGTCATTAGTCCACCTGCCGCTGGGCCGTGTACCAATAGAGCATGTTTACCACCGATGAACGCATTGCTTTCTGCAACACCTTCTACAGATGTGTTTTTCACTGCTTCCATGACGTAGAAGTTTTCTACTTCAAAGATTTCAGCCAACTTAGCGTTAGTGATCAATGCAGTGTTTGATACAGTTGCACCACCGTTCAAACGTGCTAGGATGTCTGGGTGGTTGATCAAGATGTCACGCACCTCTTTACCGACAACCATTGTGTTAGGCTTGAAGCCACCAGACTTAAGCTGCATAGTACGACGAGCAGTTGTCACGTCTGCGATTGGTGTACCATTTGTGTAGTCTGACCACAAGTTTGATGGTGTTGATTCTGAACCCCAGATTGAAGCTGCGAAGAAGTTTGTTGCAAACTGCTCTTCACGGTGGATCAATAGGCGGTTTGTCAGAGTTTGTGCGCCAGCAGCACGAATGTCTAGAGCAGCATCTTCGTTAGCAAGTGTTTGCTGATCGAAGTCCATACCTAGACCATATACGTCTGCATAGAAGCTATCTGTTGACAATGACATACCGATGCGGTTGACTTCTGTGCGTGGAGCAAGAGCCTTAACATCACCTGTACGGTTCATGTTGTCACGGTCATAGATGTAGTATTTGTCTGACTGTTTGTCTACACCGATAACAGGGAAAACCTTGTCAGCGATGAAGTTTGTTTGGTCTTGTACATAAGCAATGGTCAGGTTTGTTAACGGCTGATCAATATGTACCGAATTTGGTGTTAGCAATGGCATTTTCTATATCCTTCCTATTGCTGATTACGCCGCAGCGTTGCCGCCTTGGATGAGTTCGATAGCGATGATTTGACCATCAACACCTGCCTCAGTTGCGTAACCCATTACGATGTTACCTGTGGAAGCTGTTACAGCGTCACCTGAAGCGTCTGTAGCAACAGAAGCACCTGCAGCGATTGTACCGCCAGCAGTTACCATTACTTTACCAGACATAACAACGGTTGCTGCTTCTGCAGCCGCTGGGTCGTTAATCAAAACACCGATGCAGTTCTCACCTGCGGAGTCAGCTAGGTCAACTTGACCATCTGATTCTAGTGTTACGAATTTGAATTGCGCCGACGATAGGTCTTCGCCAGCAATGAATGTCCGTGTGTCACGGGATTGCATTACAGCCATAATTATTCCCCTTTATAGCTTTTGTTAATAAGAGCTTTACCTTCGTCGGTTTTAGCTACGGCAGCGTATGCTTTTGCGTAGTCACTCTTCTTCATTTTGTTGTCGTCCATGTAAGACTTAACAAGGGTCTCTAGTTTATCAGTAGCAGTAGCAAATTCGCCATCTGCGTCTGATTTACCAACTTCTTCCATAGTCTCAGCGAAAGTTGCGTCTGCAGCTTTTAGTGATTCCATGATAGATTCTACTTCACCAAACTCTGCGACTAGAGATTTAGCAACGTCTGTTGCAAAGTGTGGTAGTGCTTCAGTTGCACGTTTTGTTAGTTCAGCATCGGCCTTTGCAAGTTCTGCTTCTTCTAGTGCTTTTAGAATTACAGCAGGTACATCAGCTTTGTTGATTTGCTCACCTTCATACTCAATGTACTCTGGTTCAACTTTCTTTTCGATTGAGTCAGCTTTAATTACAAAGCCGTTGTCGATAAGAGCCTTACGAAGGTCTTCGTTCTGAATTTTAAGAGCATCGTTCTCAGCTTTAACAACATCAAGCTCGTCAATCTCTACTGCTTCAGATTTCTTCATGTCCATTTCATATGCTTTCATTGCATCTTCTTCAGACATACCTTTGTCCATGTATGGCTTCAGTTTTGCTTTTAAGTCATCTGACATTTTGTCTACTTCTTGTTCCATGTTATCTCCATTGGAATCATCACGCTTGAACAAGGAGACCATTGCCTGTGCATTGGCAGGACGATCCACAAGGGACAATTCATCCAGTTCAAGCTGTTTCAATAAATTAGGCACTGTAGTCCTCCTTGATTGCACGACCCCCAATAGAGAAGGCCGCTAATTCACCAGATTTGACCTTGGCCCAAACGTCATCGTTATATACTTTAAACGCTACGATCCAACCTTCACGGTCACTCTGTATGCCAAGGGATTCACCAATCTCTTTAGTGACTGGCATAGAATGGATTACTGCTCCAATCTGATCCCCTTTGTGCATCTCTTTACCTACACGCACATGTTCCATAAAGCCATTTACAGCTTTAACAAGTGTTTCAGGTTCTATCACATCGCCTTGGCGGTCAACTACAGGTTCACCCTTTTCGGTTACTACTGATGCCCAGCCATAGACCATGCGTTGTTCTTCGTCAGCTTTGAGGATTTGACCCTCGACTGATTTTGTTAGTTCAGACACGCTAGTGCCTCCTTCCCACATACGACAAGACCAGTAACCTGCTGTCGTCTTGTCTTTCTTGGTATCACACGAATGACGACTACGGAAGTTAGCTCTTGCTTTAGGGTCATCCCTACGGATTTCCATGTTAGGATCACCAAAGGTAACTCGTTTTACTTTGTCGCCATCTTGCACAAAGACTTCAAACTTTTTGTTGCCACCTGACAATCTGCGTGGCTTGTTTAAAGTTACTTTTTCGCCTTGGTATTCAGCCTTGGCAAATTCTTCTTTCATTACTTCCTGTACAATGACCCTGAGAGCCTCTAAGCGATCCACTGAGGCATCTTCTTGCTCATCTTCGGTACGGTAGTAGTCTAGATACTCTTCATGGCTTCCACAGGGCATATAAACGGCCTGTCCTTCGACCTCATGTACGTGGATAGCTCCACCACAACCCATGTCCATAGAACGGCTACGTGCTTCCATCTCTGTTGTGAAGACATCGTTAGCATATTGTGCCTTTAGCATCTTCTTTTTGCTTGATGATGGATGCGACGAAGGTAGTAAGTCTTTATCGTGGTTAGCAGACTTAGAGCCACTTACGATACGCAGGAAACTGTTGACACGAGCCATGGCCCACTGTTCAGGAGACTTGACGTTAGGACGGACACTAGCAGGGTTTGTACGGTATGCACCAACACCACGATCATAGACAGCCTCTAGCATACGCATAGTTACTTTATGCTTAGACTTTTTGTTGTGGGCTTCCATCTTATTTTTGAGGGCTGTTTTAGGCATTAGTTAAGAACCTTTGCGAGATAACCTTTGAATACTCCGAAGACAACTGCATTGTTAGCGTCAGTCTCTGCTGTGATACGAACATCTGCGTTCTTCGGTATGATAACTGCAGGGTCTAAGTCGATGTCCCAAGGGCCACCTGTAGTTGCACTAACTGCAGCTTGTTGGATAAATACACCACCTGCTGTACGAACTTCTAAATAAAAGTCTACTGAAGCATCTTGCTTCTTACTTACAGAACCAAAGCCCCCAGTGAGAATATAGTAATCGCTATCTGAGAATGTTGTAGCACCCTTGAATGATCCTTGAAGACCTTGAGGTATGTCAATGTGTATCTTAGTTTCGTCTGATGGTACACCACCAACCACTGTTGTGTTTTCGTACACTGTTACACGACCAACAAGCTCTGTTCCATTTGCGTTGTATGCATGAGATACACGAGCTACAGGAGTGTCTAGGGCTACTGGGTTCTGACCATTTAGTGTTACCTCTTGTACGAGGAAGGTAAACTTAGTATCTGCACCTGTACCTGAAATTGTATGACACTCTATTCTAATAGTTTGTGTGTCTAGTGCAGAGGAACTAGAGATATACTCAATAGTGTTATCGGTAACGTATGTCTCGTGACCACCGACAGTCCATACGGTCTCTAGTCTATCAGCTACTAGATCAGCAGACTTACCAAACTTGATTAGAGACTTAGCTTTACGGTCAACCGAAACTCTATCCCCGAAGGTTGCTTCGATCTCTCTTTCGCCTTGTACCAATCGTCCGTCAGGGACTTCATATGCTCTTCTGGGCCAGCCACCAAACATTTGTTCTATTTCCTTAATTTCTTGGACGACGATTGCGTTAGGATCAACAGGTTCACCTAAATCGGGTAGAGGCGTTAATATATCAGCAGAATTTAGACTGTGGTCTTGTGACAGTTCTGCAGATTGTGTAAATGGGTTTCCACTTACAATGTTATCTGCAGTAAAATTCTCTTGCTCTATTGCTGTTACAACATCAACTTGTGGTGTAGCTGTAATGAAGCCTGTGGCAAGTAAGTTGTAGTTTTCTGTTAGACCAATCTGACCTACTTGTGGAGAACCTGAGATAAACTCTGTAGGTTGTAGGTTATGATCTTGAGTTAAAGCAGATTTAATTAACTCTGGTGTCAGAGAAACTATGTTTGTTGCAGTGACACTATGATCTTGTGAGATACTTGTGTCTTCGACTACAACATTCCCAGTCTCTAGTGATGGTGCAGAGAATGTTTCATCTTCTGCCATCGGTGCATCGGATACTACAGGTGAACCTAGAGTAAATCCTGATGTTATAAGATCGTGGTCTTGTGTAACATTTACATTAGCTAGTTCTGGTGTACCTGCAACTAGGTTTGTTACCAGTAGGTTATGTTCTTGTGTTACACTTGGGCTACCTAATATAGGTGTTCCAAATAGAAGTGCTATACTCGTTAATGAATGATTTTGAGTAAGACTTGTTGTTTGTAGTAGAGGCGCACCAGTTACAAAACTTACAACACCTAAATCGTGGTTTTGTGTAAGTGCTGTAGAGGAAACTGAAGCAGGTTGAGCAGCAATATTACTTGCAACTAACTCTACATTAACTATGCCCCCATCATCGCCTAATGAACCAGAGGCTAATGGGGAAAAGCCTAACATTTATTTATCCCTTAAGCGTCAACCAATATTTCTTTTACTGTGTAACTTGTAGACGTAGCCGAAGAAGCTGTAGCTAATAATCTTATGTTACCGCTAGAGATGTCCACATCAAAAGTAGCAAGAGAACCACTCGTATAAATTTGTGCGTATTCTGTAGCGTTAGCTGTCGTACCGTTATGGACAATAAGAAGTTCTGACATTTGTCGGTCAGTACCACGCTTAACAGATACTATAAGTTTAGCAGAACCGTAAGTTGTAGCTGAGTAGGATGCTATAGCTGTCTGTGTCGTACTCGTGGTTGTTGCTGTGGTTTCATCTAGGCCACTACTAAAGCCAGCACGAGGAATAATTACATCCGCATTACCTGAACCATCTTCAGCAGTTATTGTGATGGAACCACTAGCTGTATTTAATTTTAATCCCATTGTATAACCCTAAAGTGGACGTTTCTCTGCAAACGTGTTAATTACTAACTGTGAATCAGATGGTATAGTTAAGGTAGCTCCTACATCTACGGTTGTATTGTTACCTGTCTCGTACTCTACATTAGAAGCTAGGGTTTGATCTACAGATACTGTTGCAGAAGTGTACTGATAAGCCTCGTTAGCAGTGCTAGAGACAAATACCTTCGCTTCTCCAGATAGGTTTATAGTTGAGCCACTGTTACTAGACTCTGTTGGGCTTCTGCTTAAAGAAGTGTTACTGGATGTATATATACCACGACCCAGTTCCCAGTTATCTCCATCTTCTATGACATAAACTACTACATCGCCATCTGATACTCCTGCATCAGTAAAACTTTGGTATCCAGTCTCAGCAGAAGATAAAGCTATAGTTCCAGTACCTGTAGTACTTGTGGACATCTTTGCCCTGTTGACTAGCTTAACCATAAGTCACCTATGCAGGATCAGGAATACCAATAGTGAACGAACCTAATGAAAAGGTGTTACCAGATGTTACACTCTGAGAAGCATTAAGTGAACCTGTTGCCAAAAGACGAGAGTTTGATGTATCAACGATTGCATAATGTGTAGCAGTACCTGTACCAGTGACAGAACCATCTGAGATAGCTGCAGCAGTAACCTCACGACCACCGCCTGTACGATCAGCAGGTGCGCCAATAGAAAGTGTGGTTGAATTACCTAAAGTATATGTACTTGTTGCTT